TTTCGCCTTACTAGACTTGTAATAGCTACCGATTGTGCGCATCGATAACCATTGAACCAGTCCAGGGCTGGCGGGCATGGATGGAGAGTAGAAAGCAACCAAGTAGTTTCTCAACCGTTTCGAGATTCTCCAAAGGTGAGCTGTTGCTCCTCCCTTGGCCCGATAACCAAACTTCAGGAAAGACAGATACTGTCCCAAAGTCATTTTATACTTCCGACAGAGCTCCATGAGCGCAGGCATGTTTTGCCGTGCGACCAGGAGTTCAGGCAGAGGTACCGCTGATACGTCCTCACCTCTCAGGTAAGTACGTTTCGCGAACTCGAGTCCTAACCCGGTTGTTGAAACCAAAGACTTATGCATCGATATCTGAACGCCTAACGCGGTCATCAATCTAACATACTCCTTTGCTACTTGGCGTCCCATGATTACCACGTCGTCACCTAAGACGGCGTAGTCACGGTACCAAGACCAAATTCCGAAGCCCTTCTTGCATACATTAAACCAAGACCACTGTACTATACAGTGGTGAGTTAACGCTAACATGGCCCAGGAAGATAAGGCCCCCATTGGTTGCCCCGTTCTGTAATGAACAGACCCACCTTTTAACCCGAATTCATCTTTTCGAGTGTAAAGGTAGTCACGAGCAACTAATAGGGATCCCCATACTTCTGCTCCCCACGCACCGAGAATGGGCGAAAGGAGCACTTTCTGGAAGACCAGCGGTAAACGATCCGTCGCGGACGACAAATCGAAAGAGAACAGTCCGAAAGTCTCTCGAGACAATGCACGACCTCGTGATTTCCCCTTATGGGTATCACCAGGAGGCCGATTCTTGTTTCTCAATTCCCTCTGACGTTCAATCAAACGATCAAGCGGTTTTACCTGATCGTGAGTACCGTCCTGCGGTATGACTCGCAGTAACTGGAAGATTGCCTGATGCAACGGGTCCATGACCCATTGCGTAAAGCAATCAACCATAGCGAAAACTCTAACTTTCCCGGCGGCTTCTTTCTTGAACCCTAACTTCCCGAGGAAGTGTTGCCAAGTACTACCTACCTTCTTGCCTACCTGTGGAAGCCAATCCACAAGGTCGACTCCCCCGGTGATTAACTCACCGGAGGGTGTGACCGTCGTCTTCTTATCTCGAACGTCCCTCGGGCCCTTAGCCCAGAGTTCCATCCGATTCAGAATCCAGATGTTTCCCGTCATAGCACACCAATTCTCCAAGAGTCTTCTCAGAGGTTGATTATGCTCGTCGTTCCACACCCGAACGCTTAATAAAATCGCGATCGGTGAAGTAGATAGCCACTTGACAACCTTGCCCGAAAGGACAGGGCTGGCAGCGGTAATCAGAAACGGCTTCGCTCGAAGCTGCTTCAGAAAATCGATTGCACCATCGTAAAGAGCATCAGTAATGGATCCAGGAACCGTAAATAACTCTCGTACCAAATGATAAAATTTCCCAACAAAGTGACTAAACTCTGTCAGAATAACTGTCTCACCTGAATACGGAGCTACAATAGTACCTAGATTCACGCGTCCCGGAATATCGATTACTCGATAAATCGAGAAGAGAGATAACCAGAGACGTATTATCATCTTGTTACCTTTACTTATCTCTTTGCGATGCGTTACTGGAATGAGAGTAGGTAAACCTCCTCCTCTCGTCCGCCTAACCCGAGCACCTAACGTGCCCGTGTCGGAAAGCTTCTGGCCGGCACACGCCTGCTGGAGAAGTGTATGACACGCTTTGAGGTAGATAACCACATAACGCATCCCACTTGCAACCCATAAGGAATGTACCGCCTTAGCGTATACTAGAAGAACTTTTACCACATAGATCGTAGACTTAATACCCAATACAGAAGGTAAATAAAGCAATACCTTAAGTAGAGGGCGACCCAAGTTTCCTTGGATCATGCCATTAATCGACCTAACGACCTGTCGCAATCGGGATTGCAGCCGATCAGCTGA